TTCGTATGCGAGAGTCATTGTATTTTCCATTGTTCCATCTTTTGAACTATAGTCATATGTATCATGCTTGAATGCAGTGATTGTAGGATTTATTATTTTATACATTGAGAAATTATGTTGATTAAACCCATAAATCTCAATTGATTTAAAGAAAGGAGCTTTGGTTGATCCTATTGCATTTCCTAAACCAGTAACTCGGTCGTTTGCAGTCTCGCCAATATAACCCCAATCTTCGTCACCAAAAATTGATTCGTCGTATATATTTCGTCTATTGTAGTCAAACGGTCTTGATGAAGTTGCAAAATCTTGTGTCGGGAAAGATTGCCCATTTGGAGTTGTTGCGTTAGATTGCTCTGACGTTTTTGTTGCATCTTTGTAGTAGTAAGTATAATAACTATACCACATGTTTCGTATTAGATTGGCATTATCATCATGAAAAGTAATGTTAATGTCGTCGTAATTTATTTTAGTTTGTACAACCCTTTTACGATTATACTGATTCATGTTCGCTGTTGCAAACGAAAATGAAGGTAACTGAATTGTTTTAACTGCAAGGCCTATAACACCATCTGCTGGAAAGGATGACTGATTGCCAATTAACTCTTTGTTAATTTCAAAATACACATGAAATAAGAATTTAAACTTTGGGCTATATGCATAACCGTTTGAAGTGAATACTTTACTCGCGTGTTGGAAATCTCGGAGGTAGTCGTTTCCAAAGAAACCACCTGCTATCCCTCCGAGAAAATTCTCTCCTATTAAACTTTGAAAAAATCCAGCCATCTATGTTTTAGATACCTATACCAGTAACAGTAGATCCGCCCAATGCTCTTCCTACACTTGTACCAATACCTGACGCCAGCGGTGATTGGATTGCATTATCAAATCTGATTGTTAGTGAAATAGTTGCTGCTTCGTTTGTTGCATAGTTCATAGTGTTATAATTAACTGTCTGAACGAAACAACCATATAGTTCCCAAGTCTCTAGTACGGTTGGGGTTAATGTACCATTACCACCGTCAAGTACTTCGTAGTTGATTTGGAATTTATAATCTTGTCCAGTTGCCGCGCTTGCTTGCTCAACGAAATCCATTTGTTTCTGTACTTGTTGACCGATTAAACGTGCAACACTTCCGCCTGCATCGTCGCGCAGGTTGATTGAAGTAGTTTGCCATTCGTGTTTACCTGCCAAATATAGTCTTGAGTTATAAATCTCAATTGGTATTTCAGTAAAGCTTAACTGAGGTCGTGTTATGTCTATAACTTGTTTAGTTAGTTCTTGTGTAGAACCACCTACACCAAAATTAATAAACAACGCTCTAAAACGAAATTGTAATTTCGGCATCAATAGACCTTGTGAGCCACCTGCATTGTCTGCTCCAACGGTCATATTAAACAGTGATTGTGATGCTGTTGCCATGTTGTATCTCCTTAATTGTATTTATCTTTTAACTAAATGCCCCCTAAGGGGCATTTATTTTACTGCAAGTTTGCGATCTCACCGGTGTTCAAAATACGAACCGGTATGTAGATGAACTCTGCTGCTTTTACTGGCTCAATTGCAACATCTATCCATAACTCATTTCTATCTATACGAGCAGGAGTGTTGTTTGAACTATCGCACACTACAAGATAATCATACAAACCTCTTTTTGAAACTAGATCAATAAACAATGTTTGAACAACTGCTGTGATTTGACTTCTAGTTAATGCATCGTTTGGTTCAAATACGAACGGACGAGCAACAACCTGAAGTCTTTCACGAATATAAGCAACTAAACGTGCTACATTTGTTCTGTCCATTGCACTTTGAGTATCTTTGCTATTCTTGTTACCGTAGTTCAATAAACCAACACTAGTAAAGAATGCTAATGGGTTAATCTGATTGACATACAATACATCACGAATACCAACGCGATTTTTAATAGCTTCAAACTCACCTGACGCTGGATTAATGTAACCAATGTTTGTTGCATTGTCAATTACACCGCGTCTTGTTCCTGCTGCAGCTAACCAAGGATAAGCAATAGTGTCATTACGCAAGAATGTACGCAACATCATATGACTTGCCGGTACAACAACTTGTGCACCAGTTAAATCATTTGTAATTCCACTTGGATAGAATATACCCATGTATTCGTCACGTGTTACTAATCCAGCTTCACTTGTGCTGCTTGCCATTGCAGTATTAGTTGCCCAATTTGTGATATCAGTAGCTTGATCTGATAAACGCAATGGGGTATCACCAATTATGTATGCAGTGTTGTTTCTTTCATTATTCAGAGCAACCATTTGCGGTTGTAGTTCTGGATAATTAGGGGCAGCTAATAAATTAAAGAATGTATCTTCTTCACGAATTGCCATGTTAGTTGAGATTGACGCTCTAAGTGCTTGCACTATCATTGCTCTTTGTGCTTTACGGCCCATATACGGAGAACCGTCAGTTTTTAATCCACTTGCAGATACCCAAGCATTCTTTACAGTAGGTAAACTTTGATCAGGGAAAGCTGTTCCACTGAAGTAATTACCTCTGAATTGTTTTACGTTATATCCTGAACGGCGTGTGTTAAGTAACAACATGCCCTGCGGGTATAAGTTAGCTGCCGGTGCATCTAAATCCAAATAGTTACTAGCTAATAAGCTGCTGATAGTTGGAATCGGATCACTAACTGGATCAGTTATCCCATTTGGGGCCCAACGTGCATCAGCAAATACAATACCGCTTTGTGTAATTTGATCAGTGTTATCAACTAGAACCCATTGATTTACACCAGCAACACTTTGCCAACGATTTATCACAGGATAATTTTCAAGATCACTAGAATCAATCCATAAATCACCGTATGCAAGTGCAGTGCCGTCACTTTGTGTAGTCGGTGCCGTTGCTGAAACGATAGGACCAGCCGGATCAGTTGTATTTGAACCTGCGATTGGATGACCGTTTGAATCATAATTTACGTTCTTATAGCCTTTCCAAACACCAGCTTTGTTAACCATAATGTCAACTTGGTCAGCTACACTATAGAACCAGTTAGTATTTTCTGCAGGATTGTTGAAAGGAGCACCTTCATTTGCAGTGTATTCTACTCTTCTCCAGTTACTTAATCCAGCACGATATCCCAAATTAGGTGTACCTGAAATAAATGCAACTGAAGTAACAACGCCGCCTTCACTGATACTAGTAACTCGTACAACTAGATTATTTGAACTTGTTCCGCCTAAATCTTCACCGCGGATTGTAATTCTGTCACCGACTTGATAATCAATTCCACCGGATGCACCTAAAATCATATAAGTGTTAGCTGTTGCTATCACAGTAAGTAATGCACCTGATCCGGCACCAGTAGTAGTAAACTGTGGTACAGTACCGTAGACTTTAACTGCTAGTGATGAATTATCTACACCATCAGTAGTCCCTGCGATAAATCCAGCGTCTTGGATTATAGTTGATGTTTCTGACAGACCTTGTAACATAATCTCACCGCCTAAAGTGTGAGTAATTTGAATCGCGCCGTCTGTTGTAACTGAAGCAGTTGTATTTGGAATACCTGCTGAAGCCCATGCTGTTACAAAAGATATTGCATCCAATGTACCTGTTGAAGGCAATGTTACAGTATAAAATTGATTTGAAAATATATCAGTATTTGGAGTTGACGCAAATACAACTACAGCATCACTCGCAGTGAACACTGGATCCATAACAGTACCTGTTACAACTGTTGATCCTGTTGCAATTCTTTCGTATATATAAATCGGACTTGACGCAACTGAAGTAGATAGACCCGGATTATCAAATTCATTCGCAAATGCGTATCTTCCATATAGGGTGCCTGCTGGTATATTTTTTCCACCAGTAGAATCTAACTCATATATTGCACGAAGCGGGCTCGGGAATAATGATACTGGCTTAGAGATAAAACTAGCAGTTGCTGCACTAAACTGAGCCATTGATAATACAGCCCCTGAACCTGCTGCGCCGGTTTTGATCCAAACAGAACCGGTTGGAGCCGGAGCTGATTGACTTGCAGTCCATAATGGCATTTGGGATGAATTACCATATACAACAGTAGGCTGGTAATAATTTAAGTCTGCAGTAATACCTAAATCTGCAAGTACAGTACTAGATGTGCTGAATGACATATAAATTGGAGTATGATATCCGTTAAAGTCTTCAGTGAATCTTGATGAACTTATAACCAATTTGCCATTTGAGATAGTTGAGCGTAGATCACCTAAACCAAATGCATTAATTTGTTCTGACACATTCTGTACTGTGTTATTTGGTGAATCAGCAACAGTAATATTCAACGGGTAATTATAGTAACCGCCCACAGTGATAGTGAATGTATGACCTGCAGTTAATGTAGGATTTGAAACTCTACCTGTTACTGTAGGAATAGCCTGTGACCATGATTTTGAACCAAGCTTTACCCAAACATTTTCACTATTTTTGTAGTAGTATTGTCCTGAACTTAGCGGAGTAGTTGTTGATTTGTAGCTTGCATCAACTGCATACTCTCCAATATTTCCGATGCTAGAAAGTGGTGCACCTTCTTGCATATTTGCATTATCAGTAATTACGATAGGGGTTTTATTGACAAATTTACCGGTTGTTGCATTAAACTCGTATATACCCCATGTACTTGCAGTAGAGTCTAACCAATAAGCTGCATTACTTGGATCGCCATTTGGACGACCTATTTGTCCTACTAAGCTTGCTAGATCAATATCAGCACGTAAAACGAAGCAACGATTGGTTGCACCTAATACCGAGTACGCTGCGAGCAAGCCATATTCATTTAGTTCATATCCTTGAATAGGAGTGCCATTAGTTGTTTTATAGAAGAATGGATTTCCATATAAACTAATTAAGTCACGTTGGCTAGTGATCTGATATAACTTGTTTGCATTAGCTACAGTAGTACCAGGAGCAACACCTGTACCTGAAGCATTTGCTTTATTTTGTGCCGTTGCAAGCAAAATGAACGGAACTGAATTTGTTGACGCTGGTAGATATTGACTTTGGTCAATAATAGATACTTGTACGCCTGGTGATGTTAGTGCCATTTTTTAATTTCCTTTAACTAATA